CATCACCACCGTGCCGCCGCTATCGCTGCCGACGCCGGTCAGCGTGTAGTCGGTCAGGTAGGTCGCCAGCACGCCGTCCAGCAGCACCTGGATGTCGTCGGCGCTCAGGATCTTGAACGAGTAGGCGAACGTATCGGAGACACCGTTCGCCGTGCTGACGTTGTAGGTGGTTTGTACGTCGACCGTCACCGGCTGGACCCCGCGCTCGATGCGCGCCGGTCCACCCGGCGCTAGAGTTCCAGGGTCACGTCGTGCGTGCCGCTGGCTGGTGACCAATGCTCACGGTCTGGCGCTGTCGGATTCCCGACAGATTTGCCGATGCGGACCGGGGTGTCGCTGATCGCGCCGGCACCCGAGTCGATGTAGTCGTCGGACTGGTTCCTCGCCAGCGGATTGAACTCGGCGAGCTGATCCCATGCCGGCCCCTCCAGCACCGAGGTGTGCGCCCACAGGAACCGCGCGGACATCGGAGCCTCGAAGGCATCGAGGATCCGCTTCTGCTTGTTCACCGACGCGAAATCCTCCGCGACCGAGCAGCCGGTCCCCTTCACGGCGCGCCGCAGCAGCGCCGCGGCAAAGCCGCCAGGACCGTTCACCTCGACCACAACCCGCGTGAGCTGCAGGGCCTCAACGACCTCCCGGATCTGCATGACCTGGCCGCCGGTGATCTCATCCTTGCCGTTCCGGTCCGTCGCGAACACGGCGATCTCACCGGTCAGGCCAACCGCTCGATGCCAGTACAGCCGGCCTGCGTCATCGGTCAGGACCACCGAGAACACCGAGTCATCCGAGTCCGGCTTGCCCAGGGCAACGTCCCACCGGCAGCAGGCGCCGACGATGCGCACCGTGCCAAGCCGCATCCCCGTCTCGCCGTTCGCGACACGGATCAGCGGCTCGATGTCGTACGGGATGATCTGGTTCGGGTCGAGGCGGACATCACCGGCAGGCTTGCTGTGCAGCTGGTACTGGCTGTCCCAGGCGTTGAAGGTCGATGTCTCCTTCCGCCGGATCAGCAGGTCGTCGCGGGTGAAGCGATCCGGCCACACGCAGGCGGCATAGCAGTCGATGGTCTGCCCGGGCGGCTCGGAGAATTCGATGTGCCCGGCCTTCCACCGGTAATCCCGACCAGGCGCCAGCAGCCGGGCGAACTTGCCGATACCGGCGAACACGTACTCCGGCTCGAAGGGCACCGCGAATCGGCGCACCTGGTCAGTCCCCTCGATGCGGTGCTCCAGCCCGAACAGCGGGATCTTCAGGACGTCGGCACCGCTCTCGATCTTCTCGTCGTAGATGCTGTCGTGCGTGTGCGGGGTGCCGATGAACAACTTCCTGCCACCGGGCACCAGAATGAACGTCTGCTCGCCGAGACGGTGACGCATCTTCTCGCGCAGCTCGGGGGTGGTGATGTTGCGGGGGACCTCGACGTCGTCGTTCTGGATCTCGTCGGCGCGAGATGACGTGACGTTCGACGTGATGCCGGCGGCCTGCATCGATGGGTTCCGCTCGTCGTCAGCGCCTGGCGTCCACCAGAACTTGACCTCGCCGCGGATGTCTGCGAGGTGCATGGTTAGCGGGTGTCGCTGTAGAACTCGACGCGTGTCGCGCGAGGTCTTGAATGCCGTCGAGTCCTGGTCGCCCTGATGCAGGATGCGGTAGGTCGGATCGAGGTAATACCGCCAGGCGTTGTAGACGGCGAGGATCGTGGACTTCGCGGCGCCCCGGAACACCATGAGAACACCGACGTCTCCGCAACGCTCCAGCCAGTCGCAGATGCGAATATGGAAGTCAGGGACAGACCAGCCCTGCCGGCGCGCCCAGATCAGGAAGAAGACGACAAACGAGACCTTCCTGTCAGTGCGTCCGCTTGCCGGCTCGCTTTCCGTCCGCAAGTCGGCCGAGGACAATCTCGGCTTGCCGCTCGGCGTCCCGCTGCTCTTTTTCGATGTCTTCGTCATCAGGTCTCTGCTGCCAAGACGGCCGCGTTTCGATGCTTAGAAGCGACTGAATCTTAGTGGCAAGAACTAGCGTTGCCCCGGCGTTCTTCTTGCACCAGTACCGATCCCCGCGTTCTTGCTGCTCAAGCGACGCAATTGGCTTGCCTGCGCCAGGCCATTCGTTCGGGTCGGCCTCCTGCAGCACCACTTCGATCAACTGGTCTCCAAGGTCTGCAAGTCGCTTTCGCTGGTCTTCACGCATATCACTCCCCCGCCGCCGCACCAAGATCAGGCGCACGTTCCGGCATGATCTCGCCCGGCTGCCACCAGTAGTCCTGCCCGGTCTCGCGCGCAACGCGACGCCGCATGCGGTCGAGGTATCCGGGCGATGCCAACTCCTGCAGCTGACCGAATACCAGGTTGTTGAATGCGGCCTTCGCGTACCAGAGGGACGACCCCGGCACGAGCCCGCGCGCGATGCGCACGCTGTCCGCCAACGCATCGGCGCCAACATCCTCGAGGTCGTCTCCCATCGCCGCCTTCGCCATGCTGCCGATACCGAGATTCGCCACGTCTCCAACCATGCCCGGGATCGGCCCGGCCATCGTCGACATGAAGTCGCTGCCGCCGCGATTGGCGGTGCTGGTCAGGAAGTCGCCGAAGATGCCGAGCGCCCCGCCCTGCATCGCGGCCGCCACCCAGGTCTTCGACATGCGCACGGGATCGTCCGACTCCCACAGAGCCCGAGGGTCCTTGCCGTCGGCCAGCGCCTTGATCTCCAGCGCCATCGCTCCGGTGATGGTCGACAGGACGAACAGCGAGGCCATCTGCCCGGCACGGCCACCGGTGGTCGGCATCGACATGGCGCGCCCCCAGTGGCGCGTCAGCATCGCAAACGGGAACGTCTTGAACTGCATGACCGCGCGCATCAGTTCGCCGCCCAGCGTGCCCTTCCGCGTGCCGGCGTAGAGCAGGGAGCGCTCGCGGGCGCCGGCCTCGATGACGGCCATGTTCTGCTCCTCGAGCACAAGGGCCATCAACTGGCTGGCAGCCTTCTGGCGCATGGACTGGATCAGCGCGTCGCGCCGCTTGCCGATGCTGGCCTCGATGCGCTGCGCCTGCTGCAGGTAGCTCTCGACATAGCCGCTCATTTTCTTGGAGTAGTCGGCATAGTCGAACAGCGACTTGTAGGCGCGGTTGGTCAGCTCCGCCTCCTTGGCCTTGATCTCCTTCTGGGCGGTGCGCTCCAGATCGCGCTGGCGACGCGCCTGCCGTGCTTCGAGCGCGGCCGCATCCTTGTCGGCGCTCTTCTCCAGCTGCGCCAGCCGGTCGGTGTAGTACTTCTCCCGGTCGGCGATGCGCTGATCGTTGGCCTTCTCCAGGGAGGACACCTTCTTCTCGAGGTCGCGGATCATGCGATTGGTGCGCTCGCGCCGCGCTCCCAGCGTCTCGCCCTGCTTGCCCTGGAACTTGGCCAGATCCTCGATCCGGCGCTTCGAGGTCGGCGCCAGGTGCTCAGCGGACGCACCCTCTTCCACCTGCTCCAGCAGCCTGCGCTGGGCCTCGATGTCCTTGGCCGCGCGCAGGTAGGTGTCGATGTCTGATTCGACCGAGGCCTTCTCGATCTGGGCCTGCAGCAGCTCCTGACGAGCGGCGGCGCGCTCGGCAAAGGTGGCCTGCTGCTCCTCGAGGCGAACCTTGAACTCGTCCAGCTTGGCCGTGCCCAGCTCGGCAGCCTCCGCCGACGCAGCGCCGCGGCGTGCCCGCAGTTCTTCGACCCGGGCCGCGGCCTTCTGCTTGACCTCGGCCTGCATCTGGTCACGGCGGGCCTTGTAGTCATCCAGCGACTTGGTCAGCTTGTCGACGTACTCGGCGTGCCGATTCTGGCGGTCCAGCACGCGCTGCTGCATCTCCTGCGCCTTCTGCATCACGGCCTGTGCCTCGGCGCGGGTCTGCCCCGTCAGGCTGTCGACGCGGTCCTTGATGGCTGCCGCGATGTCGTCGTCGCTGATCTCCATGATGGCGCGGCCCGACAGCAGCCCGCCTTCGAAGTCGGGCGAGGTCTGCAGCTTCGCCTTCTGCCAGATGCCGTATACCTCCGGCGTGATGCCTTTGGCCTTCAGCAACTTGAGGTCCGTGGCGTCGAGCTGGTCCCAGGCCTTGTTTTTCGCAAGGTGGCCGAGCGCGGACATCATCGTCGCGGAGAACGCACGCCGGCGGGCATCAGTGATCGCGGTCAGCCCGGACGCGCGCATCACCGCGTTGGCGATCTTGTGGGTGCGCATGCCGCCGTACTCGCCGCTGAAGCGATCCATGCTGGCGGCGAACACCTGAATAGCGAGGCCCTGCCGCTGCAGGAACCGGCGCTCGTCGACGTTGGCCGGGTTCATCGCCTTCCAGTAGTTCCGATAGAACTGCATCGTCGGCAGATCCCACATGCGGGCGGTCTGGATGATCGTCGCGTGGTCTGTGATCGAGGACAGGACGGCGGACCCGAGCCTGGTGGCGGTCATCCAGGAGCGCGCAGCCGCCATGCGCCCCGCCCAGCCGGCGGCGGCCGGCCCCTGCCCGATGCCGGCGACATCCTCGAAGATCGCATTGGCGCGCCACTTCTGCGCCTGGACGACACCCTCGGCCACCGCCGTGCCGCCCGAGAGCGCCTGGCGATGGTAGATCTCTTCCAGCAGCAGCCGCGCGTTCGCCTCGGCGTTTGGGCCAAAGGTTTCCAGCAGCGCGATGTCCTTTGCCAGCGTGTCGATGTGGCCGAACAGCACACCGTAGATGTTCTCGCCGCCGAACTGCAGCTGGTAATCCATGTAGGAGTCAGCGTCTTTGAAGAACAGCGCGCGCGACTCACCGTGCCGGTTCGCCCTGCTGCCCTTTCCCTTCGGCCCACCGGTGACGCTCATCTTGTTGGCGCCATCCGTGGCGATGCTGGTCCATGACTCGCGCAGGAACTCGCGAATCTCGGCATCGCTCATGCGGCTGCCGTCGACAGTCACATACTGCCGGCGATCCAGTTTCGGCAGCACCGTCTTGATCCAGGCATCCGCCCCGGCCTTGGCGATCCGGTAGGCGTCGTGAACCTGGGGCAGATGCCACAGGTCACCAAGGTTACCGATGTCGCCGCCGGCGCGATTGAAGCGATCGCGGAGGCCGTCGGTGACCTTCTTCCAGCTCGCCGCCGCCTTGGCCATCGCCGGGTCGACGTCCTTTGCGCCCCACAGCGCCCGCATGAAACCGCGCACCTGTTCGGGCGACTCAACGAACCCGAAGAACTTGCCGCCGCTGGCTTCGGCGAGGTCGACGAGCTCGGCCTTCGCCATTTCGGCGGTCGCGCGTGCTTGCGACTCAACAGACAGCCGACCCGGCCCGCCATCAGCCAGCGAGGCGCCGAACGAGGTGAGGTTGTTGAACGCGGCAAAGGTCATGCCGCGGGAGTCGAGGTAGGCCATGTTCTCGGCGTTGCGCTGGATCGACAGCGCCAGGCGCTTCTGCTTCAGCGCCGCCTGCGCCTTCAGATTGTCAGCAGCGCGGGCGGCCGCATGCCGGAACTGGTCGGCCTTCGACAGGCCGCGCATGGTCTCCGGCTCGACCCGCCACAGCATGCGCAGCGTCGAGTCGATCTCGCCGCGCACCTTGGCCATTTCGGCGTCAGTGATCTCGCGGCCGATAGCCTTCGAGACTGCGCCCTTGCACCCGCCGTCAGCGCCGGCCATCCGAACCCCCGTTGATGAAGCAGTTGACGGCCGCGTCAAAGCCCCGCGCAAGCTCATCGGCCTGGCGGAGTTCGTCATCAGCGAGTTTGAGTGCGTCTTCTGCCGTCAGGACGCGGCCGTCTTCGGCCGCCACTTCGGCGTTCTGGTCGCGCGCGGCGATTTCGCGGGCGCGCGTCAGTTCAGGGTCTTGGTCTGCTCGATCAGCTCGCGCTCGATCAGCGGCCTGACCTCCGGATCCAGGTCGTCCAGCGACATCTGGCCGCTGCGCACCGCCCTCAGCAGGGTCGAAACGGCCGACCTGTACTTCTGGTCGTCCGTCATTCCCTTGTGGAACAGCCCCGGCATGCTGCCAGCCGGACGGATCTGGTCCTTTTTCTGATTCGGGTAGCGGTTCGAGTCCATGCTGCCTCCGGTACTCGGCAACTCGGGCCTTCTTCTTGGCCTCGACTTGGGAATCTATCAACTCGATCACGGACTTGGTATCCGCAAAAGAGCTGATGCCGGAGGTGACTTCGTACAGCCCGGTGCCGGGCGCCCCACCCTTCTTGTTCGGGGTGTCAGCCATTGCCCTGCCGGTCAGGGTGGAGGTCATCTTCTTGACGACAGTGTCCTCGAACTCCTGAGCTGCAGCCCGGATTGCGCCCTGCACAACAGCCGGGTCAACGCCGAACGCCACGAGCGAAAACTCATCACCACCGTGCCGGATGAATTCGACGCCCTCGGCGCCAATGCCCTCGACATGCTTGCGGATGATCTCGGCCAGCGGGCGGAACACCTGCTTGTCTACGAACGGCGCGCCGCCCTCAGCATTCAGGCCGGACAGGTTGGCCACGTCCATGCTGGAGTAGACCACCTGCTTGCCGGTGCCGCGCACGTAATCGAACGCCCTGCGGATGATCATCTCCCGGGCCGGGCGCTGGTAGAACCCAGTAACCTCATCCACCCGGGCGGCGATGTAACGCCCGATCATGGCCGACGTTTCCTTGTCGAGCGTGCCACCGGACTGCAGCGCGACCTCGCGCAGCACCTTGGCCTCGTGCTCGCCACCGTACTCGATGAACGGGCGGAACTCGGTCACGACACCATCGACCGCGGCGCGCGCCGTCGCAGCTCTCTGCTCAAGCACCGGGTCCGGCTTGGCATCAACTGGCAGCGGCTCCGGCAGATCAGCCCCCTCGATGATGGCGCGCTGCGTTGCCTGGAGGTTTTCCATCTGAGCGCGCGCGGCTGCCGGGGTGTCGATCATGCCGGGCGCGGCGTCGTACTGCGCGTGCTGTTGCTGCTGCACGACCAGCGCAGCATCGATGTCGGCGATCTTCGGCGGCGGGACATCCGGCCGCGTCATGGCTCCGAACAGCGCACCGACAACCAGGTCGACAGATCGCGCCTCAACGGAAAGCGGGTCGAAGCGCTCGGACTGGTCGGTGCCGTCGAGGATCGCCGCGGAGGCGGCGTCGGCCGGCACGTTGACCGCGACGTTCGCGCCGGCACCGTAGGCAGCGCGCCGCAGGACAGTGGCGCCCTTGGTGGCAAGGCCTGCTCCGACCAGGTTGGCCACACCCTGCACGGCAGCCACACCACCAGCCTCCGCGCCATCAACTCCGGCGCGTGCAAGGTCTGCGCCTGCCGTGGTGGTCGCCTGCGCGCTGGTCGTGATCGCGGTCGCCAACGGGTTGCCGCCGCCTGCGATCAGCGGGATGGCGAACTCGGCAATTGCGCCTACCACGCGCCCGGCCATGCCGACAGATCGCTCGTCCGGTGTCCAGTAGCGCACGGCATCGGCGTCGAGGTCGTCCATCGCGCGGAAGTACGACTCGGTCAGGCTCGGGCCCTTGCCCATCTCGTTGCCGAGGAAGGCATCGATGGCCATCGGCACGACAGCGCCTGCCATGTGCAGCGCCTGCGCCGCCGCAGCGCCACCGCGAAGCACGCCCTGACCTGCCGCCGAGCCGAGGCCGTCGAACGTATCAGGGCCTTTTCCTGGCGCGTCCATAGCCATCAGCTCTGATGCCACGGAGCTAGACTGCGAACCGCTGGAGAGCCACCCGGCCATTACTTCACCTCGATGTATACAAGGTTCCCGTTCTTATCCTTGAGCGGCCTGTATGCGTCCTGCATCAGGTAGTACCTGCCGGTCACTGCATCATCTGTCACCAGTTTCATGTCTAGCAGATCGCCGTAGTCCATCCCGTTGCGATTTGCAGCAGATCGAAGACCGGAATTAAGTGCGTCCGTGAACTGCTCGTCGGTCATGCCGTACCGCGGCGCCACGAACGTCTGGCCGCGCACTTCGATCAGCCCGCCGGTGGCGAGGTTCAGCGAACGGCGGAAGAGTTTGTCCTGCAAGTCGTAACCGAGTTTTCCCTCTTCCGCTGCCAGCTTCGCGTAGATGGCCAGCGCCGACTGGTAGTACATCTCGCGATCGGGAGAGCCAACCGGGATCGTGTTGGCGTCGATCACCTGGTTGAACAGCTCGCGCGTTCCGTCCGACCCATTGGACCTGGCCTTGATGACCGATTTGTCCTTCAGGATCGCCGAGCCTTGCTCGATCATCTCGCCGAGCCGGCGGCCCTCGGTGGTACGGAAACCCATCCCGTGCGCAAGGCCAGCCGCGAAGGCACGCGGATCGTCGCCGAGCATCTGCTTGACCGCACCGCGGAACACCTCCGGATCACCGAAGCCGCGGGCGAACAAGCCCAGCATCTCCGCGCGCTTCGTCGGCGACTGCTGCTTGAGGATGGCGCCGAACTGCTCCGCCTCGGACTGCTTCAGGGGAGCCTTGCCGACGGTGCCGAACTGCGCCTCGAGCGCGTCCAGGGTGGTCACCCGGTCGCGCATGATCTCGATCGCCGTGTCGATCCCTTGCGGCGTCGTCATCAGCGCCGCATCCAGAGCCGGAATCGGCGCGCCGGTGCGCGTCTCGTGCATCTCGATCGGGCGTTCGCTGAGCGCCGAGATGTTGTTCCCGAACGCCTTCGAAAGGCTGTTGTACAGGCCGATCTCACGGGTGTCGGATACCCCACCGGTGCGCAGTTGCCGCTCCTTCTCGACCAGAAAGGCGCGCTGCTCGGCAACCGGCCGGCGCAGGAAGTCAGACACGGCCCGCTCCTCGAGCTGGGCGGAGACAAACTCTCCCTCCAGCGACGTGCCGGCAGTCAGCCTGCTGACGTCGGCGCGCAGCTTGTCGTTGACCGGGAATCCCGATGCAATGACCTGCTGGTATTCACGCAGTGCCCGCTCGGCCCCCTTGTCGCGCTTCGCCTCCGCAGCCTGCTGCTTGGCAGTGAGCCGGTCCTGCGCAGACAGCACGCGCGCCAGCAGGGCGTTGCGCTTCTCGGTGTCCAGCTTCTGGAAATACCGGCCGTCCTCTGCGGTCAGATCGCGCTCGATGGCCTTCAGCTCGGCCATGCTGTCCTTGCCGCGAATGACGCGCTCGGTCACCGAGTTCGTCCAGTTGGAATCCTTGGCGCCCTGCACCAGCGCCGCGACGCGATCGCGCGGCACCTTGGCCTCGACGGCCTGGGCGCCGGCCGCATCGATCTGGGCATCGAGGGCGTCAAGATTCACGCTCGGATCGGCAACCATCTTTCCGACGCCATCCATGAACGAGATCAGACCGGCCTCGGCCCGATCGATGCGCGACTTGTTCAGCGCTGCGCCGAAGTCGGCGTCGATACCAGCACGGACGCGCTTGATGCTGTACTGCAGGTCAGCAACCGCCTGCTGGCCGATCTTCGGGGTTGCCAGCTCGCCTTCGACGGCGCCCATCTCCTCCAGATATGCCTGGTCGGCGGCGTCCTCGCTTTCGAGCTCACCCGACGCCAGCCGATCGATGATCCGCGAGCGCACGCCGCGTGCTGCCACCTCGTAGTCGAGCAAATGGTTTGCCGCAGCCAGACGGTCAGATGCCTGCTTCTGGCGGATCTGCTCGTCGGCCATGTCGTTGCCGATGCCGGCCATCGAGCGCCCGAGGCTCCCCAGCGCATCCGCGGTCTGCTGGTTGGCCGGCGCAACCTGCGTGCGCCGATACGGATCAGCCTGGATACCGCTGCCGCCGTCGACCGGGATCCTCATGCCGTCATCCCCCTGTTCCACCGGGCCATGTTGTAGCCGGTGTTCATCACCGTTTCCCCAATTCGAATCACGCCGGACAGCAGTGCATCGCTGGCGTTCTGCTCGTGCTGGTCAGCCTGCGCACGGAAGTCGGCAGCCATGCGCTGCCCCGTCAGCAGGGCCGCGTAGGCATCGCGTTCGGAGTCAGTGCGGATCTTCCGCTCCACCGTGTCGACGGTTCCGCCGCCGCGCAGCGACACGCCGGACGCGGCAAATGCGGCGCGCGCGGTCCCGGACACCGACTCGCCATGCTCGCGCGCCCTGGTTGCGGCCTGCTCCGCCTCCATCTCCGCAAGGATGGCGTTGGTGCGAGCGATGATGCTGTTCCGCTCCTCGGCCTCGGATGTCGAGAACATGTTCATCAGCGTGCCAGTGGCATTCAGCCCGCCGGACGCCAGAAGAAGCGCAGAGATCGGTTCCATCAGCTGTTCACCGTGATCTTGCGAATGAGGGATAGCAGATGCCACGGAAGCGGTTCGGCCTGCTGGACAGTTACTTCGTTGACGCCCGACTCCCAGCCAAGGTTCGAAACCCGCTTGAGCCCGGTGAACGCCTGCGGAGGCTGATCAAGCAGGCTGGCCCCGAACTGTCGGAACGAGACTTCGTCGCCTGACAGGTAGCTGCTGTACGTGTCCAGGAAGCGCGCGTGAATCTCATGCGCGCTTATCTGGCTGCCCTGGAACGACTGCATGCCCTGCATCTCGGGGGTGAGCGTCACCACGGTCGTCGTGTATGGCAGGCCGATTACTACATCGTTCGCGTTCCTGGGCAGGGTGATCTTCCCGCCGGCAACGACGAATTCGCCCATGTAGACGCCGTCAGCAACGCACTGGACAGTCTCGCCTTCCAGCGCATCGAGGCCGGCCCAGGTCGCGGCGCCGGGGCCGCTGGTGCCCACGATCGCGCAGTCAAGCAGGATGTCCGGGTCGAACACCTCGACGTAGCGCACAGCGGAGCCGTTGATGGTGCGATTGACGACGACCCACACCTGATCGCGGCCATCGATGGGGATGACGCACACCGACTCGAACAGCCCATCGGTCGTTTGCTTGGCCCAGCCGACGACTTCCTGATCGCGGTCGAACGTGCAGGTGACCATCGCGCCATCGCCACGCACGCACCAGATCAGCGGGTCGTATTCCTGCTGGTACGCGGTCTCGACGATGCCGCCCTCGGTGATGTGCTCGGCCAGCACGGCGATGTCGGGGGCGATGTACCCGCCGTTCTCCACGTCGTACTTCAGGGCGCGCAGCTTCCGACCAGCCCGCTGCACAAACAGGGTTTCCTCGCGCACGGCGATCGGCCGGATGGTGTCGGTTCCGTAGGTGCTGCGCTGCTTGAGCTGGACGTTGGTCGGGCTCAGCGGCAATTCAACGCCGCCCTGCATGGTGTATTCGGCGCGGGTGGTTTGAACAATCAGCGCATCGCGAGACGACAACTGCATGATCGGGTTCACTTCCCCGGACGCGATCTCGAACGCGAAGGCGTCATCGCTGTTCAGGCCCAGGGTGAAATCGAAGGGCAGCCCGGTTGCCGAGCCCCACACATACCCGGGGTACGACGTCGAGCCGGCGAGGATCAGGCGCTGCTGGTACAGCGTCACGGCTCGGGGGTAGCCGAGCGAAGCGGACCAGGCGGAATCGCTCAGAATCCACGCATCGGCCTGCGCTGCGGTTGCGTTCTCCAGTACGCGCAAGACGGTGGCAGAGAAAACGGTCGGGCTCGAGTATGCGGCCAACTGCACAAGCCCGCCGTTGATCTCCACGAACTTCTCGACGTCGGTGGTGCGCCATCCTGCCGCGTCAAGCGTCAGATTGATGTTCAGGCCAACAGTCCCGGTGGCGCTCGGAGTGCAGGCCGTCTGCGGCGTCCCGGTGATGGTCCAGCCGCCGGACGCCAGCGACGTGCTGGGGAACGCGGTGGTGATGTCGCCGACGGCAATGGTGGCCGAGGTGATCGAGGTGATGTCGGCAATGCCGGCACCGGACGTGATCTGCCGGCCGACATCGGATGCCAGGAACACGGCGGCGCCGGCGGTGAAGGTGCGGGCAGAGCCGACCGACGATGCCGACAGCGTGCAGCTCGTTGCCGGCGTCTCGCCGATCTCGTCGAACGGCATCGGATCGAACGGGATGTCGCCGAGGTCCCACAGGTTGTCCGCGAACCGGCGCAGGCGCTTGGGGTGCACATCGGGGTGGGTGATGAACATCGTGTCTGCCGCCTGCGCCCAGCAGATCTCCGGCAGCATCGCCTCGGTGTATGGCGTGGCCAGCTCGTACGCCGCCATGCCGGACAGCACCTGGGCCGCGTTCTTGTAGAACCGGACGTACTGATCGCCGAACTCCAGCACGTAGGTCTGCTCGAGGTTGAACACGAACGGGATCAGCCGCGTGGCCTTCGTGGAATCCTTTGTCTTGGCCACGTATTTCGTGCCATGCCGGCGGACGACGCCGCCGTGGATGACGGGCCACCCGTTGGTGATCTGCTTCGCGGCGTTCTGGTATCGCGCGATGTCGGTCCGGCCCAGCAGGCGCGGGCTGATCTCGCCGGCGGTGAAGTTGGTGGTGACGTTTGTTACGCGGGGCATGCGATCACCGGGTAAAGCGCGACTGCAGCAGGGGGAAGTCGCCGAACGTCGCCGGCGGGTTGTCCTGGCCATCGACGGCGCGCGCCTGCCGCAGCACAGCCTCGAGCTTCGCCTCCATGAGCTGCTGCTGGCTGGTGGACTTCGTGATCGCGTAGGCCATTTTCGCAGCCATCGCGTGCTCCATCACGGACACCAGCAGCGCGTCCCACGTCGACTCGGACTCGTTGCGGTAGATGTAGAGCAGGTAGAGCGTGTCGGTATCGGCGAGGATTCGGTTGCCCTCGATCCGGTAGTCGATCTCGGCGCCCTGCTCGCCGACCTGCAGGATGCGCAGCAAGTCGCCCGGGATGGCGAACTGCGCGGTGTAGTCAAACGCCGGCACCGCAACCTCGGGGGACAGGACGACGCGCCTCGTTGCGCAGTTCCAGGGATGCGAGCGCAGGACCGCGTCGCGGGTGCTGGCGTACAGGTTCGTGGCAAGCCGCGCCCGGTCGTTGTTCTCGGACAGGCTGTTGATCGGGCTGTCGCCGAGCATCAGCAGTGCGTTTGAGCAGATCGAGACGGAACTGGCCATTGCTACTCCGCCAACTCGGCCAACTTGCTTTTCTTGGTAACGGCGTACTCAAGCAGGCATCGAGCCACCGCTTTCGCATCACCACCTTTGCAGCGCCATGTGAATTGCTGAAGCCGGCAACTGGCTGATGGGTATCGCCCACCCCTGAAATGACCGGTTCCTGAAATTTCCATGCAGCGCTCAATCGTGGCTTTGCAGGTCATCTTTACCTCGATGACAGCCACCGGCTTCCTGCCTTTGCCGTCGGACATAAAACCGACGTATCCCTCGCCGTCGACTATCCCGGCAAGCCACGCATAGTCGACTTCTGTCAATTCGTAACCTCCTAAAAAAGCAGGGGCCGAAGCCCCCGCTTTTCGAGCCGCTGCTCGATCAGTTGCCGTCGACGTACTTCAGTTCGGCCTTGACGGTACCGCCGGCGTCAGCATCACCAACCAAGGTCAGCGCAACGTCGTACCACTTGCCCGGGTCAGCCGAGAGGCCGAGCAGCTCCCAGATCGGCTTCTCGCTGTTCGCAAGCGTGATGATGTTGCCGTTCAGCACGTTGGAGTTGGCGATCGCGCCGTCCTTGAGGGACAGGGCTGCGGTGAAGAAGTCGGCATCGACCACCGCACCGGAATTCACCGCCGCAACGTCGTACAGGCCGACGTCCGCCGTGGTGGTGAGTCCGATGTCCGGGGCGGAAATCAGAAGCGCCGTCGGGTAGTCGCTCGACTTGATGCGGCACACCCGATAGGTGGACGTCGAACTGTCTCCGTTGGTGATGGTTGCAAGACCGACGCGGCGCTTCTCCTTGCCGCCGTCGATGCCGAGCTTGTTCGCGGTCATCGTGCTGGCATCAGCATTCGTGACCGCGGTGGACTTGAGGGTTACAACTGCCATGGTGGCGTTCTCCTAAATCGTGTGAGTGGGTTGCCGTATCTGCCAGATCAGGTCAGTGCTGCAGCCCGGTCGCCCGGGCCGCAGTCATCAGGATCAGGACTCGATGCAGGCGACTTCGACGACCTTCTCTTCCTCAACGCGCACGGCGCCGATGGACATCTTCGCGTAGGTCCGGACGTTGAATCCCTTGCCCGGATCTTCGCCGACGCGGGTGACGATGTTCTCGCCGACGCCCAGCGCCACGCCGGACTTCGCCCAGGCGTAGTTGTAGCGAGTGGTCGAGACCTTCGGCAGACGCTCGATCGGGATCCAGGTGAACCCCATCCACTTCGTGCCGACCTTGCCGTCCTGCAGCATCTGCACGGCCATGTGGTCGGAACTGGTGAGCGTGGTGTCGCCCAGGATGTCGCCCATCTGCTGCGAGCTGTAGGCGAAGAACAGTTCCTCGCCGGCGAAGTCGTCGGCTTCGTTGCCGCGGAAGATCCGGCGCGCCTGGATGATCTTGGTCTTCGTCAGGCCGGTCGACGACGCCGCGATCTGCTGTGCCGCCGGCAGCGAGATGTTGCCGGTGGACGAGCGAGCGGTGTTGCGCAGCGCGCTGATGATGACGTCGTCCTTGGCGCGGTTCAGCGCGGCGACCATGCCATTGACGTAATCCGACGCCGGATCCACCAGCATGCGGATCTTGTCCTGGTCGTCGATCATGTCGCCGTCTTCCCAGTCGAACAGGTCGATGAACCGGGTCGAGTGCGGCTGGTCGTTGATCGGCGTGTCGCCGTGGCGAACGGTGCGACGCTGGGCGGTGCGCTGGCCGAGCCGGTTGATCGACTTCGACATGCCGCGGATGCCCGACTCGACCATGACCGCGCCTTCGAGGCGGCTGGCGTTCTGCTGGGCGACGTGTTTGAAGTTGTCGGCGAACTGCTCGACAAAGGCTTCGGTGATCTGGTTGCTCATGGCAACGTCTCCTGAAAAGGGGATTTGTGGTCGCCTTGTTCAGGGTGTCCGGATGTCCGGGCCTGCATTCTTCGTGACGTGATGCCGGCTACCGCACCGCGCCTCGGGCTTCATGCGGGTATCCGGTTGCCAGTCCGGGCCGCGTGAGGCGATGAAACAGCGGTGCCGATGTCGGATTCCCGACATTCAAAAAAGAAGGCCCGCCGAAGCGGGCCAAAACCGAGATGGTGCAGTGTCAGCGGGCAGCAGCCCGCGGCGGGTGCTTCTTCTGGTAGAGCGCCGTCATGTCGGCCAGCGCCTTCTGGTGCCCAGGATGCTTCGGGTTCGTGTATGCCTCGCTCGCGCGCAGCGCCGTGATCTGATCGTCGATGCCTGCCGGCGGCTGGCCGGTGCCGTTGGCCGGCTTGTCCTCGCGGGTCTCGCGGCCGATCGCAGCCCAGGCCTCGATGAAGTCGGGATCGTTGCCGTGCCGATTCATCAGGGACTTCGCTTTCTCCGCACCGACGGCGGCAGTCAGGCCGCGCACCGATGCCGAGATGCCTTCGTTCAGCTTGGCGTCCGTGTCCCAACCCCGCTCCTTGAGTTTCGACATGCACTGCTCGGGGGAGATCCGGCCGGAGAACTTGACGCCGAGCGCCGTCGCGGTCTCGATCATCTCGGACATGGCGACATCGAACTGCGCCTGGGTGAAGTTCGCCTTGTGCAGCTTGTCCGCGAATGCCTGGAACTGCGGATCTGCGGCGAGTGCCTCGACATCGAGCGCGCCCTTGTAGGCATCACCGAGGTTGACCTTGTAGTCCTTCGCCTCCTTCGGCGGGGCCTCGCCGGCGCCCAGGCGTTTCTCGAGATGGCTACGCGCCTCCTCGACCTTGCGGGTCGACGCCTCAACATCGAGTTTCCCGTCGGCGCCCATGACACGGTATTTCTCGGGGATCAGTTCGTTCAGCGGAACCGGCTGGCCGGCGCCAGCGCCAGCACCTTCGCCGGCAGAACCCTTACCGGCATCAGCGCCGGCCGCGGGAGCAGGAGCCGCGCCACCGGCGGCCGCCTTCTCCATCACGTTGCCAG